GAGACGACGTCTTGTTTAGTGCACCCCAAATCACTTAATATCCATAATTTCAGGCCAAGGGGAATGGCATAGACTCAATAAAACTTTCTATGTAAAAATGAAAATGTAAGAAAAAGCGAGTTAACAAGAGAAAAACAAAGATTAATATGGGAGGAACGTTGTATATGTATCATCTTAGATTGTGCAGAGCAAGATCATATAGGGGGATCGTTATTGCTACAAAAAAGAATCCTGATGTATACGTTCCGGAAAAAGAGCAAGCTGACCAGCTTGTTTCATCCGGATATTTTGTTTTGGTGAGTGAAAGTGAAAATGATCACTTAGGAGATGGAGAACCTGAAACGGAAGAAGCAGAATACGAAGATGAACATCTTGATTTATTTGAGGATGAAGAGCGGGAAGAAACTGGAGAAGTTCCATTGATTGCTGAATTAAATGCAATGACAAAAGTTCAGCTTTCCAATTATGCAGGAAAGAAAGGAATTGACGTTACAGGATGCAAGACAAAGGACGATTTCTATCAGAAAATCATTGAAGAAATAGCCAGAGCAGATGCTGTAAGACAGGATCTTCGTGAAGATTAGGAGGAAATGAAATGGCAGCACAAAGACCGTGGATCACTCCTGAAGATGTGAAAAATTATACCAGCCAGAAAGATGTTAGAGAGAGAGAAGATAATAAACTTAAATTTGACATTATTCGTGCTGAGTTAAAGGTCATCAGCATCACTAATAATAGATTTGATGCAGATGAATACGAGGAAATTCCTGAGCCAGTAAAGATGGCTCTTATTTTAATTACAGAGGCATATGCAAAAAATATAGTGGAAAGTACGAGAAAACAGATCAAGAGTGAAACATTTGATGATTATTCGTATACAAGCGATTCTTCAATGATTGACTTGGATGATCTTGATTTAGAAGAATTGCTATCTGACTATATCATCCAAGATGGGATTGGAAAAGTTGTAATGAAAATGCGCGCACTGTAGGAGGTTGACTATGTTTGAAGACTTTTTAAACCACAGATGCAATATCTATCATCTTGAGGATGAATCAGTAGATATTGGATATGGAATTAAGGAACAGAATGTAAAAAAGCCAAGCGCAATTCCATCTGAAAAAGAGGTTCCTTGCCATTTTCATATTGTCAAATCTAATTCTGTAATGATCGTGCAAGGAGAGCCATTTGCAAAGGTTGTTGGAGAAGTAAAGTTATCATTGCCGATTGACACTGATATTCGGGATAACGATACGGTTGAAGACTGCAAAAACGGTATAAAATACCGTGCAAGTATACCAAATGAAGTACATGGAGGACACCATATAACAGTGACTCTATTTAGAGAAAATGGAACGGGGGCGGCAATATGATTGATGTAAGCGGATTAGAAGAATTTGCACGAAAATGCGAGGCAATCAAAGCTGATCTGGAACCATATGCCGGAAAGGTATTAGAAGAGGTTGGAGAAGAATTTCTTGATGTTGTACAAGCTGCTATCGAAGGCGCAGGAAATGTAGATAAAGGGAAATTACTTGCTTCATTCAGTAAGAACGGATCAGGAAACGTATGGCAACTTAACACAGGAGCACTTACATTGACGATTGGAACGAATGTTGAGTACGCTAAATGGGTAAATGATGGCCATAGACAACAGCCTGGTCGCTTTGTTCCTGGTTTTTGGGAGGGTAATCATTTCAGATATAGCCCTGGTGCTAAATCAGGAATGGTATTAAAGGCTTCGTTTGTACAGGGGTCGCATTATTTTGACAAATCGGTGCAAATTCTTGAGAGAATGTTTCCGGAAATGGCAGACAAATCATTTGAACAGTTCTTCCGGCGTTATTTTTCTTAGGAGGTTATAAATGTATGGACATAATATTAGAGCAGAACCTCGCGGCTGTAGCGAGGTATATACAGGATAATACAGAAGATGGAACAGTGCTGTACTTCGATGAAATACCGGAGGACTTTTTTGTTCCCTCTGTATATTTCCAAGCACCATATACATCAGGAAGAAAACAGACGCTCAGATCATACAGCACAACTATAACCATGAACTGCTGGTTTATGGATTTAAAAGACTGGGACGCATATGGGAAAGCGTCAGATATGAGAGACAACATTATGCTTGATGATTGTAAGATTCCTATATTTGATAGATCAGGAAAGGATACCGGAAGAACATTAAGAGTTAAAGAACCGGAAACAAGAAAGATTGATGAAGGAATCGTTCAGCTTACAATTACATTTGATTCCTATTTTCATGCTGAAAAGTCAAAAGCAACTGGAGTTGATAAAGTGCAGAAATTTTATATTGCTTGGAATAAAGAAAAACAGGATATTGAAGAAAACAAAGAATAGGAGGCAGTGAAATGGCTACTAATAGTGCAAATACAGCAAAAAAGTCTGAAAATACAGAACAGAAGTTTGCCGTAGAAAAACTCCGGAATAACAGTATTCAGTTATTTGGAGTCCCAACTAGCACATTTGATGGTGCTATGTATGGCCGTAACAAGGAAGAATACACAGTCAATGAAGTAAAGTCCATCATTGATAAATGGCTTTATGGAGACGAGAAGGAGGTTAACTAATGGCAGGCGGAACATTTAAATTATCACAGAAGAAAGTAAGACCTGGCACCTATGTCAATGTCAAGAATGGAAAATTACCAACTGCTGCAAGCTCAAATAGAGGTGTTGGAATGATTCCTCTCATTGGATATGATTGGGGACCAAGGGGCCAGTGGATTGTTGTTTCAGCTGAATCTCCAGACGGACATTTAGCCGAATTAGGAAGAAGCGTATACGATGATTCAAACTCATTTATGATTATGATTCAGCTTATGCTTATTGGTTCAACAACTTTATATATTTATATTCCTGATTCAGGAACTAAAGCTAAGAAGGATGTTACTGTAGGAAGTACAAAAATGTCAGTTGAAGCAAGATACAAAGGTACTCTCGGAAACACAATCAAACTTGTGTCTATTGCAAATCCGGTAAATGGATTTGATGTATCTGTAATCATGAATGGTTCAGAAGTGGAACTTTTTGAAGGGATTGAAAAGATTGAGGATCTAATTGGAGTGTCAGAGTATGTCAACATTTCTGGATCTGGTGCGCTTTCAGCATTTGCATCGCAGACATTGGAAGGTGCAACAGATGAAACAAAGGGAAATGCAGGGATTACGGAATTTTTAGATAAGGCTGAACGGGTGAAATTCAATTGTATGTGTTTTCCAAGTGAAGACACAGCATTACAAACAGCGCTTCTTACAAAAATTAAATATATTCGGGAGAGCATCGGATGGAAATGCCAGGCAGTTGCACCGGACTTCTCCGCTGACTATGAAGGAATTATCAACCTTGTTAATTCGTTTGTATATGGAGAGAGAGAACTTACTACATCCGAGGCTTGTGCTTGGCTAGCAGGCATGACAGCTGGTGCAGATTATCTCACCACACTTACATATGCAACTGTGACAGGCGCTACAGGAGTTGTTGGATTATTAAGTGATGAAGAAGCGACAGTAGCAATTCAAGCAGGGAAGACATACTTTACAACCGATGATGAAGAGAATGTGATTATTGAATACGATATCAATAGTCGTGTCAGCATCGACTCAGAAACTCCACAGGATATCAACAAGCAGAGACCTCTCCGCGTGTATGATACCTTTGCAAATGACCTACTCATAACATTCCGACCGGGGAAATATGACAATGATGAGGATGGATGGCAGGTTATGGAAGGCGTTGGAAGATCTATGCTTCAAAATTATTTAGATGATGGAGCGATAAGAAATGTTGATCTTGAAGCAGATTTCACCGTTGATACAGTGAGATCATCAGGAGACGAAACTTATATGGATGTAGGATTACAGCCTGTAGATAGCGCTAATAAATTTTATATTAGTGTTGTTGCACGATAGAAGGAGGAATGAGAAATGTCAAATAATACTAGAGTTAACAGTAGTCCTCTTTCGGCAAGAGAAGGGAAAGTATACATTGATGGTGTGCTTGTTGCTGATTCTTGTAAATTTAAA